TCAAGAGTAACATTAGCGTTACCAGAAGCTTCAAGAACTTCTAATGTTCCACCAATGACCATGCTATCAGCAGGTAAATCAATTAACTTAACGATGTCATCACCTGCTAATGAAGTATTGTCAACTGCATCATAGACAGGAGATGTAATTATATAGGGTCTTGCAACATTACTCGGATGCCCTACTGTGCCACCACCAGTGATGGTTCTATCATAAGTAGCCATAGTTAGTCCTCCCTATTAAGCAAAGTCAATGATGCCACGAACTAATCCTTCTGGTCTTAAAACTTTTCGACCAAAAACATGTAGTCCTCTAACAACATCAGAGAATGATTCAGTTGAACGTACCACTTCAGTCTTTGCGATGTGAGACGCTGTAGATGTACTAGAGATATGACCTGCTAAAACAATATTTTCAGAAGCATCTGTTGCTAATCCTGATAATGTTACTTGGTCAGTTCCACTTGTACTATTTAAAGCAGTAGACTTGTAGCATGTAAATCCTGCAAGTGTACCCGGAGTTGCAAGTCCGTTTCTGAGGTTAGAAGAGCCGTCACCAGTTACCTGTACTTCTGCCATCTTGTTACCTGCTTGAAACATCTTCTCGTAGAAGATCGGAGGTGCAACAAACCATCTATTCTCTTCTGGTACAGATTGGTCGTCAAGCACTCTTGCCATTAATAGCATGAGGTTGATACCTGCATCGTTTGTCTCTACGTTAATAGGAGCAGATGCTGTACCTAAAGCTGAGTTAGTAGTTGTTAAACCACCTGATAAACTTGCATCATCAGCACCTGCAATACCTGCACCGTCTGACATAGCCTGTAGTATGTTGGCATCGAATTTTCTCTTTAGAGCAAAAGCACCTGAAGAAGTTGCCAATGCTTCAAAGTTGACATGTGAATGTCTCTCTTCGATGTCATCTATTTTAAATGCAAAAGCATTTGCTTGGTCAACAGTCAGTGTGATCTGATCGTCTGCCAAGTCTTGTGCGTTAACCACAGAACCTCTTGTGTACGCTGACACAGTAAGTGTTGGTTCTTTTATAATGTTAACAGTGTCGCCAAAGTTTTCAATTTCGCCAGTATAGTCGGTATTCGTAATATCTTCTGCAACCGAAGCTCTACGGAAGAACTTGAGAACTTTTTGACTAAAAATTTCAGGGGCAAAATTACCTGACGGTAAGTTTCCGTACCCTGCAGCTGAATTAAAAGCCATTTTCTTATCCTTCCTCTACTTGAGGTTAGTTATTGAGTTATTCGCCCCTCTAATCGTGCTTGATCAATTTCTTTTTCAAATTTCTCAAATTCCCACGCTTTTAGTTTGGCGATGTCTGACATCTTCCAAATCTTTTTGTTTGCATTTTTGTCAGTCGGAACTTCTCTAGAACTTGGTGTTCTAACTGATTCAGCCGCAGACGCATTAGATTTGTTAGACTTTGTTTTTAAGCCAGTGTCGGCTTTGTAAAGGTCAAGAACTCTGATTGCCCATTTGCTATCAGTGTTATTCTTAGTTATACCCTCAGAAATAGATTTTGGTTGTTCATCAAGCCACAAAAGAAACTTTTCGTTGTTCCTAATATCGTTAAAATCAGGATGTGCGGCAAGTAATACTTTGTATGCACTCTGAACTTCCATTTCCTTTTCACGACCTTTTATAACTTCAAGTTCCTTTTTTAAACTTTCAGATTGTTCTTTAGCTTGCATTGCCGCTACGGTTTGCACTACTGCATACACGTCTGGGTACTTACCTTTGAACTCTTCTAGCTCATCTGGACTCTTAGGAAGTTTGATTGAAGGGTCTAAATCCATCTGTTCTGCAGTTGTCTTCAAAGCTTCTTTCTCATCTTTCCATTCTTGAAGTTTATTATCATAATGTTTTTTCAAATCATCATAACGTTTTTTGTAATCGTGTTCAGGATTCTCTTCCTGCTTAGTTTCTACAAAACCTTCTTGTTGGGTAGCTTCTTCTTGAGTGCCAACGTCTTCTGATTTTGCTTCTACTTCATCCTCATCGTCTTTATCAACTTCCTCTCGGTATTTGTTTTTATAGAGATTTGGATTATTTATTACTCCAAAGGAGTCATTGGGTTTGTTTGCTCTCGCACCTTTTACTTGTTTTGCCATTTTATTTACCTCATTCATTGCAGTGCCACATGGCTGTGGGTAGCTGCTTCGGTTCATCAGGGCCACATGTGTGGGTAGCTGATTAATTCTATTATTGGATAGTGCCTAGACTCATCATTGGTCTGAAGCCATTAACAGGTTTTACTTCTTTTCCTGCTCTCATATCCAATAAATATTTCTTTGCCTGTTTGACAAATTCTTTTTCGTTGGGATATTTTTGTCTTAAGGCTTTACCAAACTCATTATTATTTAAATCTATCTCTGCTTCTTGTTGAGCTTCACCTGTTGGTAGAGTAAACCCTTCAGTGTTTCCCTGTGTGATAAATCCTTTAAGACCACCGTATATCATGTTTACATAAGGATTTTCTTTTAGGTTGTATACAGCAAATCCTAATTTTTCGTCTGCCATAAAACCACCACCTAAGATATGTCTTAGTGTATCTTCACTTTTATCATCATCCATAAACTCATTTTCTCTTGCAAAATCGTAGGCAATCTCTTGAGCTTTTTCTCCTTGTTCTCTAACACCAAATGCTCCTGCCACTTTCTTTTGAATAATTTGATCAATGTTTGTTGTTCCATAATTTCTTTTAAGTGCATCATAGTCAATAAATCCTGAACTTATACCACCTTCTGCCATAGGTTCTCTATCTATTTGACCCGGACTAACATACATTTCATCTAAGTTTCTGGTAGACTTAGGTGCAACTCTTTCTATTTGAGATAAAAATGCTTTTGTATCTTCGTTGTTAATCATTATGTAATTAGCTAATTCAAAAAGATCAGTTACATCTTGCAAACTAAAATTATTATGTATTCTATCAGTATCAAAATCAGCAGTTGTTACTTGTGAACTAAAAAAAGCTTTATTTGGTTTACCTTTCTTTTTGATTTCTATAAAGTCTTCTATGCCATTTTCATAATTTTCAAATTTACCACCAAATAAAATACCTTGCTCTTTTGCAGTTTCATCTTTGTTATATTGTATAAAAACATCGTTAAAACGTTTTCTATCTTCATCATTAAAGTAAGCATTGTAAACCCTAGTTATTTCAGCTAACATAACAGTTTTTTTAGCAGTTTCTAATTTATCTTCTCGTTGTGCTATTCTTCGTTTAGCATCAGCTATGTCTTCTTCATCGAATATAGAATAACCTTGCTTTTTATCTTCCTCTATTTCAGCAAGTAAATAATCTAAATACTTATTCGCCTGACCTACATAGTATCTTTCATTTTGTGTTTTATCTTGAATTTCGCTGTTGATAAAGGCTGTGTTTACTACAGCTTGTATATATCTGTGTTCGGCTCTACCTCTTTCTAATTTGTTAACTTTTCCAAATGATTTATTACCAAACGCATATACATTCCAGTCAAAATTAGGGTCTTGTTCTAATAAATCTGCTCCTTTGTGCATAAGCTCATGTACTTCTGTATCTCCTGCTAATCCGGGAGTTCCTATGCCTGCCATTTGAAGATTTTTTCTTGCAACTGCAATTTTATTAAAATATGGAAAATAAATTCCTGCAGCTCCTCCTCTTGTGCCTACACCTCCGTAGTCAGATAATTTTACAAAGTCAGTTAAGGTTCTTCTATCTCTAAGACCTGCTAAAAGTAAGTCATTAAACCCTCTACCTTGTCGCCCTAAGTTGTCTCCAGTTTGAGTTAAATATTGAAATCCTGTTTCTGTATCACCAAACTTTACCCCACTTTTATATTCTTCTGTCATGGGTTTTGGGGGAAGAGGAGAGTCACTGTATGTTTCTGTTTCTCCTTTATTAAAAGGAGTTATAGGATTATTTTGAAGCATTTCTCTGATGCTACTAAATGAAGAAAATTTAGTAGGTCTACTCTTCTCAAGTTCACTCTCTATTCTGTACACACCCTTTTCTCGTTCACTATACGGAACAAGAGTTTTTCCAAGAACACTGTCTGCTTTGTCTCTCTCTTCTTTAGTGTAGTATGTTCCTTTAGGAACTGTTTTAGGTACGTATTGAGTATTACCACCCCCTTGCATACCTATGAAACCACCATCTGATGCCTGTCTAGCTTGTAGTTTTTCTTGTTTCTGTGACTCTTCTTGTCTACGTGCTACCTCTCGTTTACCACGATTATTTATTTTTTCTAGTCTGTCATATCCAATCACTTTAGCAATCTCTGGAGGTACAATAACTTCTCCACGTGAAATCATTATGTCAACTTGTTCTTTGCTCGGTATATTAACAGCTTTGGCAGTCCTATCTATTCCAGCATCTGTATCTGCTTGAGCCACTATCTCGTAGGCTTCGACCAACATTTGTTTTATATCTTCTTTGCCTGCAAACTCTACAGCAGGTGCATTGATTACAAATGCTCCTTCAGGAACTGTCTTAGGTATATCATCGGCTATAGTCTGTTGTTTAGTAAATTGATCAGGAGGGCCTCCAACAAATCCCATCTCGCCAGTAGGTGTCTGTTGCTGTGCTGGGTTGCCACCCATTTGCATCCCTATCTTTCCACCATAGCGTGTTCCACCGTAATCTGTTGTATTGTCTGCACCACCATAACCACCACTAGTGCCGTCAGTGCCACTATCATTGTTATTATTATCATCACTACTAAATATACCTGTCGCACTATATTGTGAACCTGCAGGAGCCGCACCAGTTGGATTACCAAAAGCATCGTAAGAAGAATATCCTATACCTGCTTGGGCCGCTTGAGTTGAACTACCATAGTCATCCACAGTTATACCTGCTTGCATCATTGCTGCTGGATTACCTTGCATATATCCACTAATAGCATCCTCATCTTCTTGTAATTCTGCCTGTTTTATAGCTTCTTCAAAATCACTGATTGAACCACTTGGAACAGTCACACCTGTCATCACTCTTCCACCAAATATTCCGGGTTCAATACTAACTAAATTTCCTTGATAATATCCTTGATTGTAACCGGGTATCCCCTGTGCCATCTTATCTGCAACCTCATAGTGAGTGGACATCACTGAACTAGCTACCGTGTTTAACATGCCACTTCCCATTGCCACATTCTGACCATAAGGATCTTGCATTGAAGGTCCTACTACTCCAGTAATTAATGATGTTGTAGGACTACCTAAAATATTTGACACTGAACCTAACGCTCTAGCTGCTTCAATATTACCTGTGTAAGCGGCAACTGCTGGAGCAAGATTGACTGCTGTCTGAGCTAAAGCACTGTCATAGTATCCTGTTATTGCTGCTCCCACAGGGTCTGTTTCCATAAAACTTCTTTCGCCTGCTGCCTTTTCCATACCAAAAGCTACTTGTCCTGCTGTTTGACCTCTACCCACTCCTGCCATGTCCATCATTTCACTGGCATCGGCTATAGACTGTGATACTCCAGCAGGTTCTACTCCTATGCCAGAAGCTGAACTTACTCCACCTATATCTAACTTATCAGACTCTTGGTTACTTTCTGATTCTGCTTTTTCAGATATAGTTTCAACTTCAATAGCTTCTTGTTTAAGAGCATTTTTAGCAGCATTTTTTCGTCTTGCTCTTTTCAGTAAGAAGTTTAGTTGAGGATTGTTAGTCTCAAATGCCATTATTAGTTTTGACTTTCTCTACGTTACTCTTCAAACTGAGGAGTGTTTCCAGTAAAACCAGCTTCCCCTGCAGTTGGCGTAGCTCCGACTCCGATTGTGCCATCGCCAGACCCTTGACCGTTAGTTCCTTTAGGTTGAGGAGGTAATCCTCCAGACCCTGCCATATCTGTTGGTTGTTGACTAGGGGGGTCACCTTCGCCGCCTGTTCCTTGTTGAGCATCTTGTTGCATCCCTTTCAATATCTCTGCGTAAATCTGTGCTTCGTTTACATCGTTAACTAAACTATCTGGATCAATGTCTTGTGATATAGCTAACTCTCTCATTAAGTTTGGTATCTTAACAAATGGTGCGAGGGTAGGATTCATAACTGTTTGCAACAATGCTGTTAATCTTTGACTTCTTACTTCTTTCTGCATCACTGCAGCTACCCCACGAGGTTTAATTTCCAAGTCGCCTTCTATGTCTTCTGCACTATCATTAAACTGCATGTTCCATTGAAAATAAGCTTCTCCCATAGGTTTAAGTAAATAATCATCTATATTCTTTATTACTGTCTTCATAGACAAACCTGCAGAACCCATCAACATTGACAATCCTGATGCTGTACGACCTGTGCCTGTTACGCCAGTTTGTCCGTGCATGATTGATGGTATACCTGTTTCTTCATCTGCAAGTTGACGAGATATTTGATACATTTGTATATTCTCGCCTGCTGTGTTTGGAAACTTAAGACCGTTGATTGCAGTTCCTGTTACACCTGACTGTCTTCTAAATATTTTTCCGGGAAAGATGTCCATGTTCTGTCCGGGAACTAAACTTGCTTCATCTACATCAAACACAAGATTACCTGCAAGTGCTAAGTTATCAATAGCCATTCTTACATGACCATTCATAAGCATCTGTGCATCTTCCATGTTTTCTGCTACGCCAACACCCCACATTTGATATGGGTTGACTTCGTATGGAAATACTTGGTAAGGTATCCTTGATGGTGTAAATGGATTAAGAACACATCTAAGTATAATTGTGCCACACACCCATATGTTCACAGGTATTTGATCTAAGTCTGAAATACCTGTAGGTAATTCTAATCCTGCTTCATCAGCAAACTTAGCATCTATTACGCCCCAATACTCAAGAACTTCAAATCTGTTCTCTTGATAATATGGCTCAGTCTCATCTTCACGAATAGTATCTTCGTAATACTTGTCTTCGTAGTTAGGACCTTTTGCAAGACACTCTTCTATGGCTTCCATGTCAAAGTGAGGTCGCTGTGAAAGACCACGAAGTTGTTGTCTATTCATACGATGTCTTTGTATCACATACTCACAGTCATCTATACTTGTAGCTGCTGGATCAGGATGAAAATCCCACACGGATACAGACTCTATTCTTGGCACTGCTTTTTCGTAAGGCATGTATTGTCTGTTGCCACTGTCATCTCTTTGCCACTTATGTACTTTCTTGTTAAAGTTGAAAGGTCCTTTAACTATTCCTGTACCAAGAAGAGATGCTTCAAATATAGCGTGACGAAAAACATTGACTGCATTACTATCAAGTAACTGATCATGTATCATCTGTTCCATCTTACGTGCAGCTTCACCTGACGGACTTATCTGAGGTTCTCCTACTTTTGCAGGTCCTTCAACAAGTGGTGCATTTGCAAATTTATTTGCCATACCCCCCAAGAAATCCATAGATGGACTTGCTTCCGTTGATCCGGGCGGAAATTCTCTTCCATCCCCCGGAAAACCAAACATATCGGGTGCTTCCTGTCCCACTATATCATCCGCCGGAGTTCTTAGGTGTGCAAACTCGGCAATGCCTTCCGGCACAGGGGTTGGCTCAACAACCATCGGAAACTTTTTGTTAGCAAACAGAATG